GTCCTGATGGTCGTACTCAGGTTCGTATTATGAAGGATAAAGGTCCTGGTGCTCACGGGGGTTATGTTTATACTCTTAAGCTTTGGACTCCTAATCCTAATATTTACGTTAATCCAGAATTGCTTGCTAAGGGTAAGTATTGGAGTATGACTGCTCCTACTATTCCTGCTTCTTATTCTAAGGGTAATCGTAGTAATGTTATGGGACCTGGTAAGATGCAATCTCAACTTGAGTATCATCGTTATACTAAGGAAATTGCTGGTAACATTTCTAATACTATTGTTACTTATGAATTTAAGACTGCAGGTGGTGGTACAACTAATCTGTGGATTAACGAAGAGATGCGTCAGTTTAATATTACCAATCGTGTAACTGAGGAAGAGCGTTTGTGGTTTGCTGAGTATAACCGTACTGAAAATGGTGAGATTACTCTTGTTGACCCAGATAATGGTCAGCCTATTCCTCATACAAGTGGTATGATTGAGATTTGTCGTGAGAGTAACTATGATACTTATGGTGAGTATCTGCCTCTTGCTAAACTGAATCGTACATTTGGTGATATTCTCGATAAGGATACCGATACAGGTTCAATGGAAGTTGTTGTAATGTGCGGTAAGGGCTTTATGGAAGACTTTGATATGGCTATTCGTGAGGATGCTAAGGGAGAAGGTTTTGCTACTCCTCTTGGTGACAAGATGATTGAAGATTATCAAGGTGGTCTTTCTTATGGTAAGTACTTCCGTCGTTATAAGACACCTGACAACCATATTATTACTCTTCAACATCTACCTTGGTGTGATAAGGGTACTATTGCTGAGAATGACCGTCTGAACGGTAATATTCATCCTCGTACTGGTAAGCCTATGAGTTCTCACCAAGCTTTCTTGATTGATATGTCTACTTATAATGGCGTTCGTAACGTTCGTAAGGTTCGTCAGAAGGGACAAGTTTATCTTGTTGGTGTTGAAAAGGGTCTTACTCCTATTCCTGCTTCTTGGGGTGCTGTTCCTTCTAATGCTCTTTCTACTGAGGTTGACCATTCTAAGTATCATGTTAAGAATAGTTATGGTCTGCAAGTGAACAACAACACTAAGATGATGCAGTTGCAGTGCAAACTCTAATTGATAATAATTAAACTCAAAGAATTATGGCTATCGAAATTAAGAATAATAATACGCCTAATCAAGGTTCTGGAGATGGTAACGGAGAGCAGAAGGTTAATACTCCTACTCCTCCAGTAGAAAACAATGAGGATTTAGAAGCTCCTTATACTGACAAACGTAGTGTTACTATTTCTCTTGTTAAGAACTATTCTGCTTATCGTAAGCTTAATATGAAAGTTCTTGGTCAAAGGCACGAAGTTATCGGTAGTTCAGTTACGTCTTGTCGTGTACTTTCTTCTAATAAAGGTGAAGTTGATTGTTACTTTCCTCAACTGATTGGTTTATCACCAAGTAATCCTGAGTTTATCAGTAGAGTTAAAGCATATCTTTCAAATATTCAGATGAATGTTAATAATGAGAATGTAACTCTTAATACTTCTTTCATTTACAATCATAAGAAAGATTATCTGATGATTAGTAAACAAGAAGAGGCTATTAACGCTGAATATGACAAAGTTGATAGAGCAAATACTTCTGCTATTAAAGAAGCCCTTAAAAAGAAGATTGAAGAACTCAATACTCTTGAAGGTACTAAATATCTTTATGGTCGTCCTGTAGATTTGGAACAATATCTTATGTATCGTCATTGCCTTCTTTATCGTGACGTTGCTAAGGATTTGGCTCTTATTAATGAAGACCCAAGTATTCGTTTCTATATTAAGGATGAAGCTAAAGAGGCTCTTCGTCAGAAGAAACTTGTTGAAGAGAAGAAACACGCTATGAAGCATTTCGTTGAACTTTGTGGTACTGATGAAAAGTTTAATGCTGTGTTTGTTCAAGTTGCTATTGCTCAGAATATGATTTTGTCAGAAGCTGTTGCTAAAGCTAAAGACGAGAAAGAGTCTATTCTCATTAATTATGTCAATGAAAATCCTGATAAGTTTAATAAGCTTGTTTCAGATAAGAATGTTGTTATGA